ACCCAGAAACCGGACTCAAACAGTACGAACGACTCGACGCCCAGGGCGAAGTGCAAACGGTACTACCCGAATATACGGATATGTCGAGACGACCGGGCATTGCTCGGTCATGGTTCGAACAATATAAAACCGATGTGTTCCCCGACGACAATGTTGTCGTCAACGGAAAACGAATGGGAACACCAAGGTACTACATGGACCTTCTTGAAAAGATCGACCCAAAATGCTACCTCGAAATGAAAGCGCAGCGAATTGAGCTATCAAAAAGACTGAAATCGGAAAACACACCCGACCGCTTAGCGGATCGGGAAACGTGCCTTAGGGCACGAACAATAAACCTTAAAAGGAATCTCAAATGATCCATAACATATATACAATCTACGACGAAAAAGCAGCGGCCTACCTAGTACCATTCTTCTTACCAAGAGATGGAATGGCCAAGCGAACATTCAGCGACTGCGTCAACTCAAAAGATCACCAATTCGGCGCACATCCGCACGATTACACACTGTTCCGGCTCGGCCAATGGGACGACGGATCAGCAACAATAGAGCTAGATACCCATAGCGTCAGCCTGGGAAATGGTCTAGAGTTCCTCAAACCCTCGGTTCCCGAGGATCAAATGGAGCTTCTCGATGGCGGAATACGGCATGAGATCACCCCGCAGAAAATCGGTGATGAGCCACCAATTCAGCGAAGTCCCGAAAGCGGAAATACAACGTAGCTCCTTCGACCGCTCACACGGTCTAAAAACAACATTCGACGCAGGGCTTCTCATCCCCATTTTGGTGGATGAGGCCCTTCCCGGCGATACATACAACGTAAAAATGCAGGGCTTTGCCCGGCTATCAACACCAATCTTCCCAACCATGGACAACATGTTCATGGAAACATTCTTCTTCTCAGTTCCCATGAGGATACTCTGGGACAATTGGGAAAAATTCAATGGCGCCCAGGACAATCCTGGCGACTCTACCGACTTCGTCATACCGGTCATCAACTCGACTGCAGGCTATCTAAATGAAACTCTCGAAGATTACTTCGGCCTGCCTACCAATATTACTGATGTTATCCACAGCGCGATGTGGCATCGCGCCCACAACAAAATATATAATCAGTGGTTCCGCGACGAAAATATGCAGAATTCTGCTCCCGAAAATAGCGGAAACGGACCGGACGCAGTCGGAGACTACAAACTACACCGCCGCGGCAAGCGGCACGACTACTTCACCTCCTGTTTGCCCTTCCCACAAAAAGGCGAATCAGTACCACTCCCGTTAGGGATAAGAGCCCCCATAACCGGCATCGGCGTTGCCGATACGTTCTTTAACGAAGTAGGGCAACAGGTAATAGAAACGGGGTCTCTGGACTCAGTTCAGTACCCGGTTTCAAAACTCATTGATGGTACAAACCTCAATCAACAAACGTACATTCTGGGTACGGATGGAACTGTCGGCTCACCAGAAATATATGCCGACTTATCAGAAGCAACTGCAGCAACCATCAATCAACTCAGAGAAGCATTCCAAGTTCAACGGCTTCTCGAGCGCGACGCCCGGGGCGGAACGCGCTACATCGAAATCATCAAGGCTCACTTCAATGTTAGCTCCCCGGACAGTCGGCAGCAACGCGCCGAATTCCTAGGGGGAGGCACTAGCCCTGTCAACATAACGCCAGTGGCCTCTACACTTCCAACGGACATTGATCCGGCAACACCTCAGGGAACACTTGCCGCAATTGGAACAGCATCATTAAACGGCCACGGCTTCACAAAATCATTCACAGAACACTGCATCATCCTCGGCTACGTCTGCGTACGAGCCGACTTAACATACCAACAGGGACTCCAACGAATGTGGTCCCGTTCAACACGTTTCGACTTCTACTGGCCTGCCCTCAGTCATCTGGGGGAGCAGGGCGTGCTCCGGAAGGAAATCCGCATGACCGGAGCGCAAGACTCAGTCGATAACGAAATTTTCGGTTACCAAGAACGCTTTGCGGAATACCGATACAAACAAAGCCAGATCACTGGCAAATTCAGATCTAACGATCCACTTACGCTCGACGCCTGGCATCTCAGCCAGGACTTCGCGGGAAATCCCGCGCTAGACGATGCGTTTATCTCAGAAAATCCTCCGTTAGATCGCATAGTGGCGGTCCCTTCGGAGCCGCACTTCCTGTTCGACGCATACTTCTCTATGAGATGCGCCCGGCCAATGCCGCTTTACGGCGTCCCGGGTATGATCGACCACTTCTAACGCAGCATGCGTAACTACAAAAACTACGGCAGCCGCGCCCAGGGCGGCTTTGCCTGGATACCAGCGGCAATAGGCGCAATCGCCTCCCTAGTGGGAGGCAGAAAAGCAAACGTAGCATCAGCAAAACAAGCGCAGCGACAAATGGACTTCCAAAGGGAAATGTCCAACACAGCCCACCAGCGCGAGGTCAGAGACCTACGAGCTGCAGGGCTAAATCCAATACTCTCGGGCACAGGCGGAAGCGGAGCATCGACACCCGGTGGCGCCATGGCACCACAACACGACATAATAAGCCCAGCTGTCAGCTCAGCGATGCAGCAAAGGCGATTAACACAAGAAATAAAAAACATGAAAGCCACCGAACTCACAGCAGTATCACAAGCACACGCAAACGCGGCCCGAGCAGCACTATCAACAGCACAAACAGCGGTACTAGCAGTACCCGCACAAATAGGAGAGGCCGCTGCAGGCGCTCTCCAACTCAGACGCGAAACGGGCGTTAGGCTAAGAGACTTTTTCAACGCAACAGCTAAAAGCTTGTTGGAAAGTCTCGGAGAATTAGGGCCTACGCCAACACGCGACATAGCGACAGGAAAAGGACGGGTCGGCATTCGCCGGCCGGACGGTTCAATACACTGGAGCGATAACTAATGCCAACGGCAAAAAAACGCGCAATCTTCGGATTCGCGAATCTACATCTCAGACCGCGGTTTCAGACCGCAGTAGGTACTGAGGACAAAACAAAGCAGTCGTTCGCAGACGAATGCGATATCAATAAAATAATGGCGAAATATCAAAAGACGGGCGCGATCGCGCACTTCAACCGTCATCAGCCGGAATACGGCTTCGCCACATCACTCGATCTCGCAGAATCAATGCGGATCGTTACAAAAGCAAACGAAATGTTTGCAGATCTACCGTCCTCGGTAAGATCAAAATTCAACAACCAACCTGGCGAATTCCTCGACTTCGTCCAGGACCCCGACAACGCGTCGGAAATGGTCGAGCTAGGCTTGACCAACCCAAAACCGGAATCGGCCCCTGTGGACGCTCCTGCGGCCGCTGAGGGCGATCCGGAGCCCCCGGCAGGGTCCTCGCCACCACCGGTCGGCTGAGGAAAAAAGTACAGTTGCTACTTGATGTAAACTGTACTTACTGACACAAACAGTTCAAACTCGATGGAATGGGAGAGTTCATAAATGGCATATCGAAAGAAAATGACCCGAAAGGGTTCACGTCGCAACTTCAAGCGCGGGACCAAGACAAATCGGCGAAATATCTCCGGCCGACCCATGCGAGGCGGTATTCGCCTGTAAAACGGAACATGGCCTGAAATGGCCTGTTTCCACCCCCTAAAAGGCTACCGAAAGATCGGCGGGGGACTCACGTTCAATCGGCGGGAAACCGCCGGAATAAAACTTCAAGTACCCTGCGGCCAATGTATTGGCTGTAGACTTAAAAAATCACGCGAGTGGGCAGCTCGCTGCTATCACGAAGCATCAATGCACGATGAAAACTCTTTCATCACACTTACCTACAACAACGACCACATTCCTAAAAATCAGTCACTGTTAAAGTCAGACTTCCAAAACTTCATGAAGAAGTTTAGGCAAAAAATACTACCCAAAAAAATCAGATATTACATGTGCGGGGAATACGGCGAGAACGAAGGTTCGACAGAGCTTGGCCGACCTCACTATCACGCACTTATCTTCAATCACGATTTCTCAGACAAAACGTTCCAAAGCGACCGAAACGGAATTCCGTTATACATATCAAAGTCGCTTGAAAAATTATGGGGCAAAGGATACTGCACCGTAGGAACGGTCAGTCTTGAATCAGCGGGCTATGTAGCACGCTACACACTAAAGAAAATAACCGGTCTTGGTGCAAACGAAGTGAACCCAGAAACCGGACTCAAACAGTACGAACGACTCGACGCCCAGGGCGAAGTGCAAACGGTACTACCCGAATATACGGATATGTCGAGACGACCGGGCATTGCTCGGTCATGGTTCGAACAATATAAAACCGATGTGTTCCCCG